AAGTTTTAAAACGAATGCAACTACACGGCTCACGAAATAATTCAGCGGGAAATTTTCCGCTCGAATTTATTTTAATAGCCCCCATCCACGCCCGAGCCCCTTCTTATAGGCGCAACCTTCCCGCTCTCCTTCTCCACCTTCTACGTGCCTGTGCATTACTCACTACTCACTACTCAGTTTATCTAAGGGTTTTTCTTCTTCGTCTAGGTGATATAAAATATCACGCACTTCCCTTTCAAAAAAGTTGTCTATTAAAATAAATTCGAGCGGAAAATTTCCCGCTGAATTATTTCGTGAGCCGTGTAGTTGCATTCGTTTTAAAACTTTGCTGTAGCTGTCCTTGGAGTACCCGTAAAACCATATCATTTCGGTAAGCGCATATTTTGCGAATTCTTCTGTAGAGTTCGTAGGAAAAATTTTAATAAATTTGTTCCAGATGCGCGGTACTTGTACTGCTTGGAGCCAGCGGGCGCCTTGCGGATTGCCTATCGCCATGTCTTTGTATTTTTGGATGTCCATTGTTATCACCTGTCATTATATATTTTCTGAAAGTTTTTATTTTAGTTCGCGTGATATTATCTCTCTTTTATTATATAATAAAAATAAGGAAAAGGCAAGCCTAAAACTAATAGAAAGGAGGATTTGCCATGTGTAATGTGTGTAGTCATCCGCATCGCGAAGAAATTGAGAACGCTCTGTACAAAATGAATTCTAAAAATGCTAATAAGATTTTGGCTAAGATTTCAGAAGAGTACGATGTTTCTATCGAGGATTTGCAAAAGCACGCACTTTTTCATACTCCTATAATGGGCGACCCCCGAGAGGATTCTGAGGATGAGATGCATGACTCGATAGTGCGGCAGATCAAAATGCGCGAAGCAGATGTTCTTTCGGCAATAGTGCTCGATCAGGCTACTACTGTTAAAGTTCTGGGTAAAAGAATTCGTAGGTTCGCAACTTCCTCCGATGAGGAAGATATACGCTTTGAGAAAACGCTTACGAAGCCTATGGTAGATCTGTATAATGGTGCGTCTGATGGTCTTAGAAAAAATATACAGACTCTTGCGGATCTCAACCAGCTTATCAATGGTCCAAAGGACGATGGCCTTTCTGGTCTGTCCGCGCTAGCTCAGGTGCTTGCGGCCTCTAGAAATAGAGATCAAGATGATTAATTGGTCAGAATTCAGTCCTAAGGCTCTGGATTTTTTAACAAATTCCACTGCGCGCCTAAATATTCTTCATGGTTCTGTACGTTCTTCTAAAACAATAAATTGTACGGTTAGATGGCTTGATTTTTTAGTTAACGGACCCCAGGGTGACCTCGCTATGCTGGGGCGTACGACGGCGACTTTACAACGTAACGTGCTGAACGACCTCTTTGATATTGTAGGGCCTCAGAATTATAAATGGGTCAATCGCCAGCAAGGCGAACTCCGTTTGTTCGGCCGACGCGTGTATTGTTTTGGCGCCGCCAACGAAGATGCAGAATCGAAGATTCGAGGGGCAACTTTTGCAGGGGCTTTGTGCGATGAGGTTAATCTCTATCCGCAAAGTGTGTTTAACCAACTTATGGCTCGTATGTCCGTTGCTGGCGCGCAGTGTTTTTGTAACTGTAACCCTGATAGTCCTTATCATTGGTTTTATACAGAGTATATAACTAATGATGCTATTAAGGATAAAAAAGTATGGAAGTTCCTAATGGATGATAATCTTTCGCTCGATCCTAGTTATGTAGAATCTCTCAAGCAGATGTACACTGGCGTATGGTACGAGCGTATGATTTTGGGTAATTGGGTTTCTGCTGAAGGACGTATTTATGATATGTTCGATCCTAAGATACATATGATAAATACCCAGACTTTTTTATCTCAATTAAATATACATCCTAGAGCCATCAGGTGGCTCGTAGGCTGCGACTATGGCACGTCTACTGTTATGTCGTGGGGGCTTTATGCAAGAGTTCCTAATCCCGTAAGTCCCGGAACATCTATGTATCTAAAAGTGCGCGAGTACTATTATGATGCAGTAAAGAAGAAGGCACAAAAAACCGACTACGAGTTCGCAAATGATTTTCAGGAGTGGCTTGGAGAAATTGTACCCATGTACGTGTACGTTGACCCTTCTGCTGCATCGTGGAAAACGGAGCTGATGCGGCGCGGATATCGCGTTTTGAACGCGAATAACGACGTAATTAATGGTATCAGGTGTGTCGCAACTTACCTGAATACTTCAGGTTATTTCATGGACTACACTTGTAAGAACACTCAACAAGAGTATGAATCCTATGTATGGGATAAAGCTGCGCAACTTACTGGTAAGGATAAACCTTTAAAAGAACACGATCATACTTGTGATACTGATCGATATGTACTGTATACAGATTCCTTAAACGGAATGTCTGGTGTATATAACTTGTAAGGAGGGATAAAATGTTATATAATTTTGAATGGCTCGAACCTGGGCGGAATTTCCCTCCGTTGCGCGAAAGAAAACGCATTGAGCGTTACTATCAAAACGCCCAGCTGTTTGATGGAGATCATTTTGCAAATCCTTCTTTTAGAACTCATGATTCGCAACATGCCGACGGAGTAAATCTCTATTTGAAGTGTGCGGAACGTATTTCGAGGGTTATTGGTAATTTTGATGAGGTTGTTTCTTTTCCGACTCTTTTAAATTATCAGAGGCTTATGTCTCTTAAAATGGCCGATCTTGTATGCGGCGAGTATCCCTCGATTTCTGGTGCAACTTCCGAGGAAAATGAAATTCTTAGGGACGTTAGAGACGCATCGGATTTCGATGCTAAAATGTATTCGACCGTACTGGACATAAGTCGATACGGCGATGCTGTGTGGCGTATCTATAGAGATTACGATGGTAGAGATAATTTCACTTGTTGGGATCCTACACAATGGTATCCTGTAGTTCGTCAGGATGGCACTAATAGTATTGTAGCACATTGTCTTTGTTGGAGAGAAAATAAATCAAAGGATATAGACAATCCTGATTGGTACTTGCACGTACAAATTCATTCGTGTGATCCTAAAGATTTTGGTAGATATGAGCAGCGTGAGTATAAGCTGAATAGTAGCGGCGATGTAATCCTAGATTTCGTATCCTCTAAATTTGTTGTGACAGGTTTAGAGAGATGCGCTATATTCCATTTGAAAGCTTTTTCAACGACTAATAGCGTCTATGGTTATGACGATTATATGCCTCTGGATAGTATTCTTGCAGAGATAATGGCTCGTGTAGGTCAGATTTCGTGCATATTGGATAAGCATGCAGATCCTAATATTACTGGACCTGTTTCGATGCTTGATCTGGATCCTAATACGGGAGAATACCATCTGAGATCCGGGCGTTTCTTTGCAGTTTCTCAAGGCGAAGAACATCCTGAGTATATGACTTGGGATGGGCAACTTTCCAGCGCTTTTAAAGAACTCGAGTTCCTCATAAACCAACTTTACATCTTGAGTGAGATGGGTGCTGCGTTGCTGGGAGGTCAGGATGGTTCGGGTCAAGCAATTAGTGGTACAGCAATGCGTTTTAAGATGGTTAACCCTCTCGCGAAGGCTCGTAGAATTTCTAATTCACTTACTAGACCTGTAAGACAGCTCTTCTCGAGTCTTAGTGCTACGGCAGAAGATGCCTCTGAAGCAATTCCTTATAAAACTATATCGGTTCTTTGGGCAGATGGTCTTCCCGATGATCCTCGTGAGAACGTTGAAATCTGTAAGCTTGCCACTGGCGCAACTAAGATGATGCCTCTCGAAAAGGGTATTATGGAATTTTTTGGTAGATCTAATGAAGAAGCCCAACAGTGGATTGAAATGATCAACGAAGAAACTCAAGCGAACATGGAGTTGGTGCAGCAAGGTCAAAGCGAGGAAGGCGATCCTAATCATCCAGGACCTCAGGATGGTACAGGTGTAAATTCTAGTAAAAAAGGCTCTACTACAGGCCTTAATAATTTTCATGGTACTCAAAACAAGGAGTGATGAAAAATGAAAGATGAGGAGTGGGCATAATGAACATTACCCCAAAGCAGGTGCTTACGCTTGCAGCGAAGTACATAGGCTACAGGGAAAAAGCATCGAACAAGGATTTATACAGCTTCAACGATAACGCGGGGGCTGGCAACTTCACGATGTTCCAGGCCGAGCTTGATAAGGCGGGGTTCTGGAACACGCCGAAGAACGGCTATGAATGGTGCACAAGCTTTGTAGCATGGTGCTTTTGGCGCATTGCGGGAAGTGAAGCAAAGGATGTGCTGTGCCTTAC